ATGGATTTATCAATGGAACAAAAAATAGACAAGGCTCTAGCTCGTATAGAGGGTCACGAAAACGTATGCGCTGTACGATATGAGAATATAGAAAATATACTTGAGGAGCGCGGCACTCGGCTAACTAGGCTAGAGGATAAGTTAGATGGACTTTATAAGACGGTTATCGGGTGCTCACTTGCTCCTATTGTTGTCGTGGTCGCTCTTATGCAGTTCCTCTAAAGCTCAGGAAGAACAAGCAGCTACGGTTGGTGACTTTGGCTCTAACAGCCAGCAGAGTGCCGAGAGCATTGATAACAGGACGACTACGACAGTTACTCAAGAGGGTGCTGTAGTTAATACGGCTGTAGCCCCTAGCTCACCTGCGTACAATCAGGACGTTTGCGTATTCTCTGGTGGCGCTGGCGTACAGACTCAGATGTTTGGGCTTGCCATAGGTAATCCAATTCGAGATAATAACTGCGAGCGACTAAAGCTCAGCAAGCAGCTACAGGCGTTAGGTTTGAAAGTGGGGGCTGTAAGCGTAATGTGTCAAGACCATAGGGTATGGTGGGCATTATACGAGTCAGGTACACCCTGCCCCACTAACCAAGGTCTAATAGGTCAAGATGCGTACTCATTTTATAAACACCGCCCTGATATGGTTCCTGATAAGCCTGTCATTTACCGCGAAAAGCCAGACAGATTTGCAAAATCACACCGCAATAATAAATTCCCTAATCGGAAGTGAGGCTAACAATTTCATCTCGCAAATGGCTGAAAATATGGTCACTGGTGCTAGTGTCATCGTTGACCCCGACACTGGTGTCGAATACCACGTTACTCAAGAGCAGCTTAACGCCTTTAATGCTGCCTATGATCTTGCCTTACAACAATCCACTCAAGAGCACCTTACTGGTCTGTTAATACAAGATCAGATAATTAGTCAGCAAGTCGAGTTCGAGAATCAAAAAGATGCAATGATAGAGGAAGCGCAGCAAATGGCTGCTGTTACCGCTATTGCTGCTGAGATAGAAGTTGCCAATGAGTCAACTAAGATTGGTATGGAAAAGTATGTTACCGATAACGACCTACGCTCAATCAAACAAGAAACACGCGACAACTACGCAGCCAGTATAGAAGGAATGGTTGTAGCTAGCCGCACAAAAAATATGCTTGAACAGTATGCAGGGGCGATAATTGAATCAACGACTTTTGTCACACAGGCCTCCGATACTGTTCAAGCATTCTACGACTCCGCATCTGTACAAATAGACCAGATGTACCTGAATCAACTCAACGTAGCTTGGTCTGGTGAGGTTGTAGGTGTAGAGAATGAGTTTTGGCTAATGAATTCAAGTATGCAGGGTGAGTTTTACCCTATTACCGACCACAATTTAGAGATGATTCCGTAATGAAAGCAGAACAAGTAAGCACATGGATAGGAATAGCTACTGCCTTTGCTGGAGTTGTAGCTTCATTTGTTACAATGGAAACAAAGCTAGAAGCCTTAGAGATTAAAATGGCTGAGATTTATAATGTTGAAGAAATACGCAGTCTTGAAAAGCGTTTGACAACACTAGAGGTTACGCAGTCTAATAGCGACATAGGCCACATCCAAGCAACAATAGCGACAATTGAGGGAAATATAAATGGGAATAAGCAAGGCATTCAAGGACTTAAACTTAGCGTGGAAGAAATTAAAAGCAGAGATACTAGTAGTATTCAAAGCGGGGTTAGCGTCAATAAAAGCCGAATTAGCAATCTTGAAAGCAAGGTTGAAAGGGTTATCGATAAAATTGAAAGAAGCAGTAAGAATCCGTTAGGTAAATATTATGGCTAATAAAGACTCAAGATTAACTAAGAATCGCTTAGAAGGCTTCAATAAACCTAAGCGCACTCCTAATCACCCAACTAAATCTCACGTTGTACTTGCTAAAACAGGAAGTGAGACTAAACTTATTAGATTCGGTGAGCAAGGCGCTAAAACTGCTGGCGCACCTAAGAAAGGTGAGTCAGATAAAATGAAAGCTAAACGAGCTTCATTTAAAGCGCGGCACGCTAAAAATATAGCCAAAGGCAAGATGTCTGCGGCTTACTGGGCTGACAAAGTTAAATGGTGAGGTTATGGACAATAAGTTATTAAATTACTGCACAACAGACAGGCAACGCGAAGTAATAACTTTATTTCTACAGGGTGTTTCAGAGAATAAAATTGCAGTAAATTTAGATATAAGCAGGTCATCTGTACAGGTTCACAAAAGAGTTGTAATTCGTAGGGCGGCAGCTCAAGGTTATTCACCTGATCACGACATGACTCACGCAGCACCGTCAACACACCTCGTTAAAGGCACTTCTACACTCTACTCGGAAGATGGTCAGGTAAAAGCTCAATGGGTTAAGACAAACCTAAAGCAAGAAGACCAAATACAAAGCATTAAGAACGCCCTCGATGAGTTCCTAGAAGACCATAAAAACAAATCTCCAATAATAGCTAAACCAAAAAAGAAATTAAAAGGTCAAGAGCTTGCTGTAGTTAATATCGGTGATGCTCATTTTGGTATGTTGGCACACGACGACATTTCAGGCGATAACTACGACTGCAAGATTGCTGCAAGTCGCCACAAAGAAGTGTTTATGCGCCTAATGAATAATGCGCCTGAGTGCGACACAATTGTTATTAACCAACTAGGCGACTACTACCACGCCGATACTTACACAGGAACGACCACTAAAGGCACTCCACTCGACACTGATGGCCGTCTGGAGCACGTTTTCTTGATAGGGCTTGAAGTTATGTCGTTTATAGTGGAGGAGGCTCTGAAGCGTTTTAACAAGGTTATAGTGCGACATTGCCGAGGAAATCACGATGCAATAACCAGTATGGCACTTAAAGCTCAACAACAAGCCTATTGGCGCAACAACAAAAGAGTTACAATAGAAATGTCGCCTGCTGTATGCTGGGTTTATCAGCATGGCAAAACGGCTTTTATGGTTACTCACGGCGATACTATCAAACACGCTAAAATGGCTGAGTATTTTGCAGCTAGATACCCTGAAGAGTGGGGCGCTTCTAAGCATAGAATGTGCTGGCATGGCCACATACATTCTAAGCAAGTAAGCAAAGAAACTTACGGCTCAACAGTAACAGAATCATTCGCAGGTTTACCACCTTCAGACGCTTGGCACGACAGTTCGGGTTATGTAAGCGGACAATCAATGTGCTTACTTGTCCTCGACAAAGAGAAAGGTGAGGTAAGGCGGTCAACTGAGAGGTTATAATGTCCGAAATAAAAGATTTAAGCGAACATAGTGACTATAGTTACAGAAATGCGGCTACTGATGACTTTTATAACGATATGATTCAACTTGTTGAGCAATATGCTGATTCTGCATTGTTGACACCTGTAGAAATTGTAGGCGCAATAGACTGGGCAAAGACTACTTTTATTATTAGTAACACTGAAATAGAGGATGTAGAGTAATGGGATATGGGCCAAAGAAAACAAAACCACCTAAAAAGAAAAAGGTAAAAAAATGAACTTTAATTCAATTAAGGGTATTATTGGTGCTGTTGCGCCTATCCTTGGTACTGCATTAGGTAGCCCGTTAGGTGGCGCTGCTGCATCTGCCATTGCAAAGGCTTTAGGGTGCAGTAATGACCCTAGAAGTATTGAAAAGGCATTGCAGACTGCATCACCAGAACAATTAGTTGAAGTTAAAAAAGCGGAGTTAGATTTTGAAGCTAAAATGGCAGAGTTGGATGTTGACATCTTTGCATTGGAAGCAAAAGATGTACAAGACGCAAGAAAAGCCCATAAAGGCGACTGGACACCAAGAATCGTTGCACTTGTTAGCTTGGTTGGGTTTGTTGGCTATATTTTTCTTGTTACTATCCAGCCACCTGATGCTAATAGCGACACTATAGTTAGCCTTGTCTTAGGTTATATGGGTGGTGTTGTTTCAGCGATTACTTCTTTTTACTTTGGTGCAAGTCACACACCAGATGACTCCTAATTTTTTGGGAGCTTTTGTATTGGAATTTTGGGAGCTTTTACATTGATTAACAAAAAACAATTGACTAAGCAGCTAATGATTCACGAGGGGTTAAAACTTAAACCTTATAAGTGTACTGCTGGTAAATTAACAATTGGTGTAGGTCGCAACCTTGAAGACGTAGGTATTACTGAAGCCGAAGCAATGTTTTTGCTAGAAAGTGATATAGATCGTGTGGATAAACAGTGCCAGTCTAACTTTGAGTGGTATGAGAAGTTATCTCCAGATCGTCAGGGTGCTGTCGTCAACCTAGTGTTTAATATGGGTATATCCAAGTTTAAGCAGTTTAAGAAGACTATTGCTTACATCGAGGAGGGTAGGTTTGACCTTGCTGGCGCAGAGCTTTTAGATAGCAACTACGCTAGACAAGTCGGGCAGAGATCAATAGATGTGGCTAATCAATTGGCGGGAGCCGATTAGGCTCTCCGTACTTGTACTCAGTCCATATATGATGGTCTAAAAGCCTTAACGCTTCTTGTACAGACTTGAAGTTATCTTCTCTTAAATCTGTTTTAAAGGCTATGTGTAGTTGATAGCGTATCTCGCACAACTCTTTATAGTTATCATGCCACTGTTTAGAGGTTTGTTTCATCTTTTAATCTCCCAAATTCACCCATTGATTCTAGTAATAAACCCTTTTGCGCTGCGTAGGCTTGCACCCATTCCATAAACATAAACATCTCCCCTTTGTCATATTCTGACGTACTCTTTAAAACCATGGCAAATAGATTTGTATCTAGGTTAGTAACCCTTTTACACAGCCAGTTGTAACGAGCATCTTGGTAGCACGCCTGTTTAAATATTATCTTTACATTATCCATATCAGCTTTATCTACGCCCTTGTAAGGCTTCTTAAAGCGCATAGCGGCGTATTCTCTTACCCATATATGCAGCAAGGCATTCTGTGACATAGATCGATCAGATAACCTCTTAACTTGCACCTTGAACGCCTCACCAGAGTCTATAGTGTCGCTTATGCTTTTTAAAAAATGATCTACTGTGTCTGGATTTGCAGGTATAACAACAAATTCTTTCATCTATGTACCCGCCCATTTTCTTTTTGGTTTTCTTTTGTAGTGTCTGCCGTTTAGCTTTCTAAAAAGCATATCGCCTACATAGAGGTCGTAGCAAACATTTTTTTTATTGTCAGCCAGAGTGCATGTGTCAGTTTCGGATGCGCCATGCCTTAAAGCAAACATAACTAAAGTGCCAAACCCATCAAGCCTAAACATCTGAGAAATATTATCTCTGACTTCTGACAACTTCCTTTTCTCACCAAATATAGACGTATGAATAATCCAAGGGTCAAACCTTTGGCCATCACCTAAACCATCTACCGATAAGTCAGTCATACTGAGATTGGTGCCTCTAGCGTTAGTTGTTGCTCTAGCTGTCTCTCTCATCCTCTGCCTCCATTAGCTCGATCATCTTGTTAAGATACCATCGCGCTTTCTTAGCGTCTTGTGCTGGCATCCCTTTGCGATGTAACCTGCTGCCTAAATACTTTAAAACATTACCGTGGCAATAATCGATAGCGCCATCTTCACTCAGCACATCGACTATATAGTCTATCGTTTCGATACTGCCAAAAGTATAATGACTTGGGTGGTTGACCATATCAGCTTCTTCGCAATATGTAGGAATTGTGCCTCTAATTATTTTATCTTTCATTAATCATCATCCGTTTGGTCAATACATTCTAATAATTCGTGTACTGTGTTTTCTAAATTCTCAGCCAGTGCTATTACTTCGTCACGATTAAGAAACTCACTATATTTGTAATTACCATGCGAAAAAGTAAAATCTACATACTCGTTATATTTTCTAACATCAAAATATAAATCATCCATCCTTTCATTCCCCCTCAATAGGTGGTGCCTTATTATCAGAGGTCGGCACCAGAACCCCGCTGGGTTGCATCCAGCTCCGCAGAAGAACTAGAACGGCATATCGTCATCCCATGAGTCATCTGCGGGTGAGTGCTGTGGCTGCTGCTGCTGCTGCATCTGATTGCTTATCTGCGGCGCTTTAGACTCTTTCATAGTTACACTTAAAGATAGTGCTGGCGATTTAGGGTTTGCTCCAGCTCTACGCCTCCAGCCTGATACCCAATACTCGACACCCTCAATGTTTATACTGCCTTTAAAGTCTGGATGTTTTTCTGACTGCTTATCATCATTTTTCCAAACAGCGCCACGGTTAGTATTATCAAAATCACTCATAACTTTTCTCTTAGTTGGTTTAAATTAAATTTATTTTTCGGCGTTTATCGCCGTAAATTATTGTCTTGATAGTGCTGGTAGTAGGCTAAACCGACCAGCGGCGGCGCAAAGGAACAGCCTACTTGTCTTTTCTTTTGTTGCGGAATAATAAAGGTTTGTCTTCCTCTCTGATAAACCATTGAGCAACCTTAACTTTAGTGTCCCATCGGTTATATACACCAATCATCCTAGTCACTACAGGTACACCGTTAGCTCTCATTTCAGATATTCTTGCTGTAGGATTCATAATTCCTAGTTCAGTTAATGCCTCCATTCTTGTAAGCATCTTCCCGTCCTCTAGGTACTCCAGCATAGCTTGATATTGCGTTTGCATTTTATAACTCCCTTCAAAGTTTGATTAGTGTTTAGTCTTATCTTCCGACTCTTCTGTAACAAGTTTAGATATGCCTTGATAAAGATTGTAAAAAACATCATTAAGACCTACTAGGTCTTCCGTATCACCAATATCAAATAAAACTGTAGTTCCATCGCTTGCTAGTCTTAAAAAATAAAAATCATTATCCGCTGCTTTTACTAACGTCATTTCTAGTTGGTTTTCGCTCATCTTTGACCTCCTCTTTTTTCTTTTCTTTTTTATTAAAAATTGCATCAAAATTATCGTTAAACTTTTTCTTATCCATTGGACGAACCCAACTACCTTTATATCCCATCCTTACACCTCTTTATATAGTTGATAAAGCCTTCTGTTGTGTTGCTACAAGCCAGCTCATCGTCAGTTAAAGGCTTCTCATCAATAATATCTTTGGCTACCTGATGCACTATGTCGCGCCTAACACCAAGTGACCTAGCAATCTCAGAATAGTTAAGCCCTGTAAAGTGTAGGGCTTGCACTATATCTTCTTTCATTTTTTTTGAGATTCTAGCTCTCATTACCAGCTAACCCCAAACCAAATACCAACACCATGTATCATTCCAACTGGGAACATAAACGCGCCAGCGATAAGTAATAAATACTTAGCGTGTACTAGGCAATGTAAGATGTGAGTAATCCAAGCGCCAAGTGACACTATAACCGTTGCTATTGCTAAATAAGCTGCTGTTTCTTCTTTCATAATTCTCTCCTTAAAATAAATGTTTTGTTATAAAAATAAACCCGTACCCAATTATTACCAAGGCAATAACTTCAAACCAATAATCGTCATTCACTTCTCTCTTCCTCTCGCTTAACAATAAACATTGCAAGATCAGACCAAAAAGTATTATCTGCATCGTCAGATTCAGCATCTAAAATTTCTTTAACTCGCAAAAGAGCTTGCAGCTCGTCTAAATCTTCTTCTGCATTATCTGCCCAGCAAGTAGGGTTTTCGTCTTCAAGCTCGTAGTCGTTATTTACGATTTGTAAATCGCCATCAAAATAAAAGCCAGCAGCTAATAAGAACTGCTCAAAAGCTGTTAAAACGTCATTTAAATCTCCATTATCATTTGCTGTCATCTCCACAGTTCTTACGGCTGTGTGATCTTGATAAGGTTTGTCTATGTGCTGCGTAAATGTAATCATCTTATAACCCCTTTAATAATTTGCGTTCTTCTGTTGTAAAAAAATAAGTCTTAACTTTACTTGGTGCTACCCATAATTTACGCTGATCTTCTTCTGCTATCTCGCCGAAAGCCTCTTTAGCAAACTTTAAATCATCTACTGTACCTGTCGCTAGGCAGTCTCTAATATACTGTAGAGAATCATAGTGCTTTGTTACCATTTGAGCGCACGCCTCTTCCTGACTTGGCTCGTCAGGCTTTCCCCGCATCATCGCAGCCTCTGCATCGTCATCTGCTGTAGGAATTCCAGCCATGGCTTGCAAAACACACCTACGAGCATAGGTGACAGCCCCCATGCCCGCCTGTGGATCTTTTTTAGCAATCGGCAAGTAGAACTCTGACTCTAACCACTGCCCAGAAGTGTGCATTAGAATTGTTACTACACCTACTCCACCACCACCCTCTGATGTAATTGGAAACTGAGAGTAAGACAATCCATTATTAGCGAACGGCTCTTTAATCGCTTTTATAACGCTAGTGAGATCAGCGTAGGATGACTTAAAGAACGGATTCTTTGCGTCTTTGACTGCCCCACCCATTTCTGCCTGTGCTTTACATAGTGCTGCTGCTAACTTATCTATACTTTCTGACTTATTCATTCTCTTCTCCATTTTCATTAAAATGCTCTACGCTACAATTGCCGCAAACTACATCGTAGTTACCTATACTTTCACAAGGGTCGTAGTCGCCGTCTTTATAATCATTACAATACTCACAAATATAAATAGCCATTAGAATGGCACCTCATCTTCCGTAGCGTTTTTCTTGGCTTTATCTATTTGCACTTCCTTCCAGACTATGTAAGCCTTTCTTTCAATTTCTTTTGCAAAAGCATAGGCATTGGTAAAATCTTGAGTCAATAAATATCTATCAATAGCAACCAATAACTCAAACTCGGTCCAACCATCTTGAGATAGAGCAGACATTTCATCGCCGTTAGATGTCTCAGGTAGTGCGCCCATATCCTCTGCTAAATTTTTAACTTTCATAGTCCAGCCTCGCTTTTAACAAAAGCTAAAGCAAAATCATTAACAAAGTCAATCACTTCAACATCAAGATCAAATCTGTTAGCACTAAACGCCATCCTC